CACCCGCTTCGTCATCATGACCGGCACCACGGGGCAGTCGAGGGTTGGCCGACAGAAAACTAGGGCGCGTGGCATCCTGGCCTTCCAGGCTGGCCCCCAGTGCAGCCTTCTGATCCTCTTCCTGTTGGAGACGGCGTTGGAACGCATCCTCGCTTTCCTGGCGAGCCACCTCTTGACGCTTACGGGTTGCTTCCTCCGCAGCAGTCAACGCCCCACCGCTGGCGCCAAGGGCAGCGTCCACCCCACCGATAACCGTGTTAGCAATGACCACACCAGCGTCGTGCAGGTAGTCCGTATTCATGGCCTTAGTGATATCGTCGCCGAGGCTGTCAAACGCCTTACCAATTCCCGTCGTTATAGACTTTCCGAGAGCAAGTCCGGCTGCTTCGTTTGCACCCGCAAAGTCCCCGCTCATGAGTTTACTGATCACCGTACCGAGGTCCATAAACCGTTCTATGATACTGCGAACGACACCTTCAAACAGATTGCATATAGCTGTGGAGGTTGCCAAGAGAACGTCCCAGATAGCCCGCGACGCTCCTATTACCTTGTTTACTACCAATACGGCTGCGTTGACAATCCCTGTTGTCCACAAGTCAATCCATGTAGTGTTTTCTGGCATGTGTATATGTGTTGCCGCTTCAGCCGCAGCTTCAAAAGCTCCAGCCAGCGAAATAACATGCCCGTGTACTTCGACCGTATTATCGCGGACATCCCACAAGGCAGCGGCAGCTATCGCGATGGCCCTGGGCCACGAAAAGAAAGCCAATCCAACTTCCGCGACTTTGGCAACCAGTCCCCCAACCGCAAGCGCAGCAAGTCCAACTCCAATGTCTTCAATGACCTGTGCAATACGGTGATATTGCTCGTAAGCCGCATCCCCCTCTGTGACGATACCTTCCCAGATCAGGAGGATGGCACGGCTACCCTGCAAGATGCCACGGATAGCGTCATTCATTCCGCCGTCGCCAAGCTCAATAGTGGCTTCGGTGAAGACGGCCTTGAGACGCAGCCAATCGCTTTGCAGGTTGTCGGCATAGGTCTGGCCGATCTTGGCGGCCTCACCGATGGCGTGGTTGGTGCGCTCAAAGGCTTCCGCAAACTTTCCGGTCCCCACTGCGGCCATGACGATGCCGGCAGCGTTCATAGACCACTTGCCGAAGATTTCCTGGAGTTCCTTGGTCCCGGCCCCAGCCGCCTTGAGGTCGCGCATGATGTTCTCAAGGCCGTGGCCCGGGGAAGTAACCTCGCGCGCTTGCACGTCCATCTGGTCCATCGATAGACCCAGGTCCTCAAAAGCCTGTTGGGCCTTCGAGGTTGGGTTGACAAGTGCCGTGAACATGCCGCGCAGGCCCGTACCAGCCGTGCTTGCGCGCACGCCGCCGTTGGCTAGTACCGCAAGGGCAGCGGCGGTTTCGTTGACGGAGATACCCGCTTCAGCCGCCGTGGCACCCACGTACCTGAAGGACACAACCATGTCTGCCATGGTGGCCAGAGAGTGCTTGGTCGTGACAGCCAGCACGTCAGTAACGATGGACACCTTGTCGAGACTGATCGCGTAGTCTCCCATGATCTGGACGAGTTCCTTGGTCGTGTCCTCAAAGGATTGCCCACTCAGTCGGGCTAGGTTGGTCACTGGGATGATTGCGGTAAGTGCCCCTGCCCCGGTGATGCCCGCACGCGCAAGGCTCTCCATGGCGTTCCCAGCTTGAACGGCGCTGTATTCTGTGGTGACACCAATCTGCCGGGCCGCGCTTTCCCAGTCTGCCATTTGCTCTTTGGTGGACATGGTGATGGCTTGAACGTGGGCCATCGCCTCCGACCAGCCCATCAGCCGCTCGACCACGACACCCGCACCCATCAGCGCAACGATACCGGCGATGCCTTCGTGAAGGCCGCTCACCCGGCGGGTGGCGTGCTCAAGAGCGTACCCCAGGTTTTCAGCCTCGTGGGAGGCAACCTTCATAGAAGTGCCGATATCACCACCGCCGGCCGTGGCAACGGTCTGCCGGGCCATGGCGAGATTGACCGAGTTAATGGCCGTTGCAGTTGCGCTCCCAAGGGCGATGATGTCCTTGAAGTGCTTGACCACGGCATCGAGCGCGGTGACATAGCTCCTGGCCGCAGGGGTGCCTTGGGAGAACACCGAGTTGACATCAGCGATCTCGCGCCGAATGACAGCGGTCTCCGCACGGATGTCATTTGCCAGCCGTTGGAAGGCCGCAGGTACGGCAAGCATCGAACCGGTGCTGAGGGCCATCCGGTCCATTGCAACGGCGAGGGCGTCGATGGTAGCGACCGAGCTACCCAGGTTATTGGCAGCGGTACGGATGGAAGAGAACGCCCGCCCAACCGGGGTGATCACGGTGGTCGCCTGAGCGAGACGCTCCATAGCGATGGACATGCGGTCGAGTTCGGTGATGCCTGAGCCCATACCGTTTGCCGCACCCGTGGTCTGTTCGATGGCCCGGCTCACACCGCGCATGGTCGTTTGGAACGCCCGCATCTGGGGCGCAATTCGGGAGGTCGCACCCACCAGGGTCTCAAGGCTTGTGCCGAGACGCGCAATTTCAGTGTTTGCTCCAGCGAGGCCACCGGTCGAAGAGGTCAGACGGGAGATTGCACTGGCCAGCCGGGTCACGCCCGCTGTCCTGGCCTCAAGGGACGTCTGTAGGGCTCCAGACAAGCTGGTCATTGCCCGCGCCGAGCCTTCTAGGCTGGCATTCATCTCTGTTGAAGCCGTCTTGACAGCCGTCATGGTGCGGCTCACGGTCTCCCACTTCGCCACAGTCGTGGTGGCCGCCCGGTCAATAGAAGCAAACCCCTCGGCTGTTGCGTCAAGCTGCTCCTTGAGCGTGTTCGCAATTCTACCGAGGGATTGGAAGTCTGCTCCGAGGTTACGCAGTACCGAGGATGCTTCATTCGTCATCTTCACGACAAAATCAATTGTGTTCACGGCCATCTCACACCCTCCTAGACGCGCATTGCTCTTTTGCGTTTGAGCTTTTCTTTTTCTGCCCGCTCATGATCGCAGTAGTTGATTGCCTGATCGACCACAGAGAACAGAAGCATTAGGCGCCCAGGTTGTGAAAGTAGCCCACCGTCCTCGGGATAGTTTCCCTGCTTATAGGCCCGGTACATTCTGAATACCTCAGTATAGAACTGGGGGTCATCTAGTATGGGTCGCCGGATGCACCGCACAAGCTCGACATCATCAAGAACCATTCGAGGTTGCCGTGCATCCGTATCACACCCTCTGACGACCTTTTGCTGGGCGGTACACTTTGAGCAACTGAACTCAGGGAGAAGTTCATTCGCTATGACCGCCTGTCTCAGTTTTTTGCTTCTGTCTCGGTCACGTCATTGATGCGCGTGATCTCGAAAGCCAACTCGTGAATGTCGAAGATGCCCAACTGAGCCACGAGGGCCGGGTCCGCAACATCGTACTGGCGGGAGCCGAGGGTCTTCTTGACGGTGCGGAACGGCACGTCATTGCCCGCGTCATCCTTGAAGTTCTCGATGCCCTTGAGGCCGAACTGAACGGTCTCAAATTCGACGGCCGAGTTGTTGACTTTGGTCGAAACCCGGGACCGGTCGCCTTCATCGTACTGGATGGTGGCGCTGTTATCGCGAAGATGCCCAATCACACGGCTGTCCAAGACGCCGAGCCTGAAACGGGTGGCCTGCGGAGTGCCCTTGTCCGGGTCACGGGAAAGCTCGTGGGTTTTGGTGGCCGCGAGCGTGAGTGCCTTAATCGCCATGATACTGCCCCTTTGGAAAGTTGAAACCGGTTTCACGCCGGTTGACAGAGATACAAAAGCCCCGTCAAGTGTTGCACAATATGTGGCTCTTGACAGGGAGGTTGTCAACAACAACGATGCGGCTTACATGAAGAATAGCTGCAATTCGTCGTTGCCATTGTTGCGACGGAACTTAATCGTGTAGTCGTACACCCGGATGCCTTCGCGGTCGGCGTATTTCAGAGCCGACATCTGGGCACGGGGGCCGTACACACCGACGATGTTCCCCGAGGTGTTGCCTGCCTGGACCACAAAGGTCTTCTGCCGGGAGGTGGCGAAGTCATCGAAAGCATTGACATCGCTGTTGTTGGTGCTGACCGTGGTCGCTTCCGGGTTGAACCCACCGCTCGGGTCGCGAGAGGTAATAGTCGAACCGAGATAACCATCGGTCCCGTTGATATCGGGCCTCTGCACCACTTTGTTGGCCATGTCGATGGTCCATTGGGCCGCGACAAGGCTGTTGTTGCCATTCCAGGTGAAGCCAGAGGTCTGGACCACCGGAGGCAGAGTGCTCTCATAGACCGCATTCACCGGCAGGGCAGCATCGATAGGGGTGATGTACTGGCCCACGAAGTCGAACGTGATCTTGGGGTAGGCGCCCGCATCAGCCGACACCTTGTAGGTGCCAATCGCGCCGGTCATCTTGCACAGAACACCGTCGAGATAGATGTAGAGGGTAAGCGACTGGAACAAGGTGCTGACCGGGGAAAGCACCACGCTCTTCGGAACCACCAGCACGAAGTACTGGCTACCCGCAACGAGCGAGCCGGTCCAGGTCGGGGCGACAGTTGCCGTCGAGGTGCCCAGAGTGATCGGGGAGCCAGAGGTGATAGCAGCCGGAGCCGAAGAGGTGTCAGTGGTGTCCAAAGCCGGGTTGGTAGACTGGATTGCGATGGTGGCCGTCCCTGAAGCGCCGCCAGTCATGACGGTGAGCCTATACAGGTTCATACCGGCCCATGTCGGGGCGGTAGCAAGGGTCTCGGCCCAGGCGATCGCAGGCTCGGACGCACTGTTGTCCAGAGACGGCATCGGCGGGTAAACGCACGTAGAACCGGTCAAGGCAGTGGCCGCCATACCGCAGCCCTGAAGCAGAACCGCAATCTTGGGCAGGTTCGCAACAAGGCCGGTTGCGCCGAGGCCGTTACCACGAAGTTCCGTCACGAACGAGCACTTCGCCAACTTGCGGCCGACCAAGTGCGGAATGGTGGACAGATCGTAGTGAACGAACTTGCGCTCCAGGATGTTGGGGTCGAGTTGGTAATCGGGAGCCTCAACGAGTACGGCGTCCACGGTGGGCGACGGGCTCGCGTCAGTTCCGAAGGTGGTCTCCAGCTTGGCCAGGACCACGGCACGTTGCGTCAACATTGGTTGCTCTCCTTGCAACTGGTTTCAAAGTCACTGGCCGACCATCCGACGAGGGTCATCCCAACGGTGTCTGTAGCGTATCTCCCAGAAGGCGATGCCACCCACTATATGGATGCCGCCATGTTCAGGATCAAGCTCGTTTGAAAGTTCTGTCACATTAAGTGACTTCGCGTCGCAGGTGATGTCGCTACGCATCGCCAGTTGGATGTCAGATAGCACCCTGTTTGCTTCCGTGAGCGGATCGTCACCAAGCTGCAAGCGGTAACGGAACTCGGTTGTCACCATTAGGAAGCAGTCCTGATAGAGCATTACCTGCTTCTTCTTTTCTTTGAGGTCAATAATCGAAATTTCACAGTTCATCAATTGGTCTTGGCCTCTGAATGGGAAGCGTGATACCACGTCGAAGGCGGTGGAGTATGTCTGCTCACCGACTACAACACCCGGGGCAACACCTTGGAACACTGCGACAAGGTATTCCATAATGTCCTCGCGGACTGAGATTACGCTTGCCATTACATTCTCCACTTTCCCATTGCTTCGTCGATCTGTTCGATCAGCCTAGCCTGAAAGAAACCAAGCTCTTCGGTAAGGGCTTCGGACATACCAAGCCTTGGTGGTCTTGGAGCGTCTGTCTTGAGCAAATACAGTGGAACAATCGAGTTACCGCGCTTTTGAAAAATAATCAAGTTTCCGCGTTTAGACATTCGGATGAAGGTGTTGTACCAAGCCCGGGGGCTGGGATAGATCGGAACACCACGGCTATCCATCGCTGCCGGAAGTGGGATCACCATGTACTTGCCCTTGGGCTTTGGCTCCGCGCCAAACTCATGCCAGGATAGGCCGCCCGCACTAATCACGCCAACGATGCTCTCAATGGTCGCACCGCCCATCACTTCGATGCTTTCAAGGACCGACCGAAGCCCACTTCCCGTCTTGGAGAACAGGTTCGGCTGGCTTCCGTCCGGGATGCCGCTCCACTGCTCGCCGTGCCGGGCGGCTATCTTGGCAGCAACTTCACGGAGGGCCGAAGCCAGGGCCGCTTTGATACCCGATGCTGCGCTGTCCATTGCTGAGATCAGCCCTTCATCAACACCGTTAAAGGCGGCCTCGAAGTCCTCGTATTCCTTCTTTCCGATCTTCACGGTGAAGACGAACATTAGCCGCGTCCCTTCGCAATCCTGGCGTAGTCCTTGAGAAGCATGGCGGCCTCATTGCACACCCCGGAATTTTTCTCGAAGTCGGCTGTACCTGCGTGGAAACCCTTGTTACCTGGGGAGCCCATCGTGCGGTCTTGGCTGATACCGATGTTGTCCGGGTTGTTGCGGGTCCATAGGAACAGCGTCTGGAGGGCCGTAGCCATCGTGATGTCGCTGTCCACCATGAGGTAGGTGTTGGCCGGGTCTGGCTGGTAGCCGCCGCTGTAGGTCACTTGGAGCGCCCTGTTGGTCTTGGGCAAGCCACGCATGAGGATGACCTTGGGCCACTTGTTGGCCTTCCCTGGCTCAATCTGATAGTCCGGGATGCAAATACCGTTGGCTCCCGGAACGCCATTTAGGACGGTCTGGGTGCCAAAGACGAAATAAGGGTCAAAGTTCACGATGATTGGTTGCGTCATGTCTATGGGTGTCAGGGTCAGGTACAGTGACTGGGGCCGACCGACATACATGAAACCGGTTGCAGGGATGCAGCTACTGGCGAAGTCGGGAACCCGGTGGATGGTCTGCTTGGTGTCAAAGGCTTCAACGAAATTCGACTGGTAAGTAAAGTCACGACGGCAATAGCTTTCAATCTGCTTGGATGCGATCAGCATCAAGGACATGATCTTGGCATCATAGGTGCTCACGCCGTCCCGGACCGGGAGCCATTGCTTCACATCAGACATCTGGCAGAACGGAAGCTGAGACATAGCGTGATCTCCTTAGAGTAAAACGGGAGAAGGAGGGGCATCCCTTCTCCCGCCACACGTCCCTACTGCTGGCCCGAGGGCCTCGCACAGGGCGTGTTACCGGTTCCGAACCTTGGGCGCCGGGACTACCGGAGCGGAGGGATCGAAGACTCCAAAGGTGAACTTCTGGATTGGCTTGAGGTTGCGCTCGACCTTGATCATGTCGATTGCATCCCGTTCAAGCGTCTCTTTCGTCACCTGATCGACTTCCTTCGGGGTTCCGACGGTAAAGATGGTGTTTCCGAGGTAGTAGACCTGCCCCCGGACTAGGGTCGCTTTGTAGCGAGGAGCGGCTTCGTCGGCCATGACACACTTCCTTCTAGTTACCGGGGTTAAGATTTAAGGCCCCAGTGTTGTGTTTACTTGCTGATTAGGACCACCGGGCCGTTCACACGGGCCACAGCAGCGTTGATGACAGCAGCAACAGTGGCAATGTTGTTGGCCCAGTTCGCCAGGATGGCGTCCAGGGTCACTTTGGACTGGCCGGTCGCCACACCCGACAAGGTGACGGTGATCGCACCGGTCGCAGCCGGGGTCGCGGTGTACTCAAAAGCCAGGGGCTTCAGGTTTGCGAGCGGCAGGACGAGGTCCAAGTTCTTGGCGAGGGCGGCAAAGCTCTCGTCGATGGCCGTAACCACCGGCTGAACAGTTGCAGCAGTCGGGCCAGTGGCCGCACCGGAACCAGTGTTGCCAACCGAAGCCAGGGTCACACTTACCGAACCGGCGCCCGTGTAGGCAACGGCACGGTTGAGGTCAAACTTGGCAAGCAGCTTGGCCGCTTCAGCATCCAACGAAGCAAGGGCGTTGACCACAACACCGATTTTGGTGTTCAGGGTCGCGACGGTCGGACCATTGGTGGTTGCGGTCAACAGGGCATCGGCGGGCAGCACAGGGCTTGCGACGATGGTGCTATAGACGCTGGCGGTGCCGCCCGAGCTATCCGTCAGACCCGTGAGCGGTCCCACGACCTGATTGATGTTGTAAGCCAGGGTCGCGACGTTGTTGGCCGCAGTAGCCAGCCAAGTCGTGACATCCGACTGACGCAAGCCCGCCGTAGCACTGGTGGCCGTCGCAGCAACCGGAAGCGAGGCGCCCGGGATGCTGGTGTACTGCGAACCGAACGAGGTCGGAACCGGCTTCACAAGGCTGTTGCCGGTCGCAACGTCGATACCATTCACCAGACCAACAAGGCCGATGAAGGCAGTATTGTACGCAGCGGTGACGGTCAGAAGGCCAGAGGCCGTGGGGGCCGCGCCGGAGATCGCGGTAGCGGTCAGGTCGAGGGCGGGAACGGTGCCGGTAGCAGTGCCACCGCCATCCCAAACTTCAACCGGAGCGCCGACTGCCAGGGCAACCGAACGAGCCTTGGTTGCGACTTCGCCCAACGCATTCTTGAGCTTCGCGAGGGAAGCCGCAAAAGCGGTTGCGTCGGCCAGGGTGGATCCAGAAGCAAGGAAGTCAGCAAAGGTGGGCAGGAGATTGACAGACTGCGGGAAGCTCACGGAGCCGCCGCTGCTGTCGGTAAGGGCAGAAAGGTTACGGGCAACGTCGCGGGCGTGTTGCTGGGCGTCACGCACCGCAAGCAAGCTGGCCGGCTCTCCGTTCTGGTTCATACCGATCTGGTCGGTCTTGGTGAACTTGATGCTCATCACTCTATCCTCTGGCTGTAGTGTAGCAGCCATTTCTGACTGCTACACTATGTGTGGTGCCGGTGGTCAGATTACACGGCCGAACCAATGTTCACGGCCATCGCACACGCATCTTCCTGCTCGATTTGCAGAGCGATACGGGCGGTCATAACCACGACCACTTCACGCGACCGAATGTTGCGGTCAGTTTCGATCCGCACATCCCGCTGAATACCAAACAGGATGTTCTGGGGGTTGGTCAGGATGCCCTGGGTAACAGGCATCAAGGCCGCGCCGACCAGCGGGACGCCGAGCACCTTGAGCGGGGCATTGCCGGTCAGGGTGTCGTCGCCCAGCGTACCGATGCGGGAGGCAACCTGGACGCGGTAATCGCTCTCGGTGTCCATGGAGAAGAACCACCGCATGACGCCGAGGTTACGGCGGTACTTGGTGGGCAGGCTCTTCTTCAGGTTGTTGAAAAGGCCAACAGAGATCGGCTGGCCGTTCGCGTTCACCACGTTCGAGGAGATACGGGTCAGGACCCCTGTCTGCAACGACAGGTAGGGGTCGGCGCTGTTGGTGCCGCCCAGGATCAGCAACTCTTCCAGGTCAAGCGCCGCACGCTCGGCGATCAACTGGAGCAAGGTGTTGGTGATGTCGCCACGCTCGATGTTGTCCTCGATCACCTCGTAGGGGATACGAATTTCGGCGATGACTTCCGAAGTCTGGAGTTCGATGCGCTCCAGGGTCGGGATTGCACGCTGGTTAGCAGCGACATAACGGCTGTTGTTGCCATCATTGCTGTCAACAGACAGGTCAGAGTTCAGACCGGCGCCACCGAGTTCGTTGGCAGCGGTAAGGATGCGCGAACCAAAACCGATCTTGTTGACATACATGATCGGGGCGTTCATCGGAACGAAACGCACTTGGTTCAACAGGGTCGGGGTGTCAAGCAACAGACGGACGAAAGTATCCGACTGTTCCGGCATCAGAATACCACCGTTGCTGTTCAGATCAGCGAGGGCGATATCCGCCTTACGGGAGAGGTCACGGGCCATTTTAACATGCTCCTTGTTAGGTGGTGTATCCGGCAACTACGCTCGGACCACGGTTACTTTTTGCGGGAGAGGGTTGCCGGGGGTTGCCCAAACTGAGAACGGATACGGAGGTCGCGAACGAAGTCCGAAGCAGAAGCAGGCGCATCTTCCTTTTTGGCGGAAACCGCCTCGTCACCAGCCTGTGCGCCACGCTGGACGATGACGTTCACAGCTTCAGCCGCCGCCTTGACTTCCTGGATTTTGGCGTCGGTGTCGGCTTTCTGACTTGAAACCAGTTGCAGAGCGGTATCGAGTTTGGCGCTCAGGTCCGAAACGGCCTTGAGAACGACAATGGTGTCGTTCGACTGGTCGTTGAAAACCTTGCTCTGGAAGGCGTCGAGGTCGGACTTGGCACGCTTGGCGGAACGGGCACCGTCAAACACCTGACCCATCTTGGTCACGAGATCGGCGTACTCGCCGGCTGCCTTCTTCACGCCCTCATAATCACCCTTGGCAACACACGCCTTGGTTACATCATGAAGGGAGCGGGTAAGACCGTGGAGGTCCGGGTGAGCACCATCCGCTTTGCTTTCCAGCGCATCGGAGAAGGCAGTTGGCTTGGCCATCCTTTCCGACCAATCGTCGAACTTTTTGCCAATCTTCGAGGGGGCACCCCGAGAAGGAATGGCAGCGCCGGTAGCATCCTGCGGGCCGGTTGAACCGGGGGTCGCAATCACGGACGGGCCGCCCCGAGTACCGATGCCCTCACCCGTTCCGTCGTTACCAGTCGTGGCCGGGTGGGGGACACTTGCACCAGACGGCAAGCCTTCGCCCGTACCGTCTTCCGGGTTGTCGCTGGACGATTGGGTAACAGCACCCGCTTCGCCACCGCTATTCGGCACACCCATTTCAGCCGCCTCCGCGTCAGCATCGGCGGGCTTGTTACGCAGCTTGTTGCCAGCGGCTTTCGCTGCGGCGGCCTGCTCTTCGTCCTTTTTGCTCACTTTCCAGTCCTCCGGGAGTTTAGCGGTCAGGCCAAGGGACCGTGCCCGCAAGATAATGTGACGCTTTGCCGCCGCCGGGTTTTTGGCACGGCCAAGCGCCCGGACAGCATTTTCGAGATCGGAACCGTTTTCGATGGGGAATGAGCCATCAGGCATAGCCGCGCCTGAACTGGCGTCGGTTGCACGTTCGACAGCCGTGAAGTCACGTTTCACACGCTCTGCGGGCTCATCTTCCTTGGTACGAACGGGTGTTGCGGACGTGATCATGGAGGGCGTGTTGCCCGCGATGTCCGGGTTGGGAGCTTTGTTGGTGATGACGGTCACGACCACGCCACCGCTCAAGGCAATCTCACGGGAGCCCGCAGGGGCTTCACCGGGCTGGTCATTGCCACCAACAGCATCGGCTGCTTTCACACGGATGTAATCCGCACCAGCGATAATCGCATAGTCGGAGTAACCACCGTCATCCATGAAAGCCTTCACTGTCGCGGTGGTGAAGCTGGCGGCCGGGAACGCAAAGCCCACAACGGAAGCCCCCTCCCCCTTCAAGACGATCATGGCGAGTTCATCCTTCACGGCAGACTTGAGGGCACGGAACGGCGTCTGGTTCGCCCCGACCTTGACCAGCGAAATGAAACGCGGGTCCGGGTCAGTCTGAGCGACTGCAACTGCCTTAAAGGTCCGGGGGATAGGTCGCATCACATGGTCCTCAGATGAAGAAACGATGACTATGACCGTAATCGGTCGTAGTCCGCGAAGAGCAAACGATCTGGTGATCATGCTCGGTGACTATTTCGGTCTTGCCATAGACGATCTTTCCAGCCTCATTTACCTGGGCGAAAAAGATATGAGCGTGCCCATCAGTTTCCTCAGTAAGCCCGACATGATCCCGGGTGACGAGGTATTCGACGGCATGTGGAACTAGGGTGACGTAGCATTCATATGAGAAACCGTTGATCTCACCATCGACGATCTGCTTCCAGAGGTCCTTGTCCGGGACCTTGATTGTGACCACCCACGAGCCTTCCGGGTATTCCGGGTTTCCGCGAGCGATGTAGCTCTCGACCGGGTAGGACCCGTTGAGGACATTGTTGTGTTGGGTATCAACGCACTTGGATAGGTCGATCTGTAGGAAGCGATGGGCGGCCAGTTCAAGGTCTTCGGGAAGCATGAACTCGCCAGTCGTGTCGATAACCATCGGCGCATACACCATGCCAGTGACAAGCTGTTTAGCTTGGTCAACTGACTTGATTGCAAACGTGATGTTCCGACGCTCTGACATAGCCCCGTCCCTGAAACCAGTTTCAAATTGACGCCTTAACCTCTTCGAGGTGGGTGCGGCAATCTGCGTGAAACGGCGGGACCATTACCCCTGCGGCTACAAGCTGCTGAACCGACATGGGTTCAAGCGTTTCAGCCCGGAGCCAGGGTGTTACGGTCGTTGCCGCTGTTGGGATTTGAGGGTTTGAAGCTCTTTCGATCAACCGAAGGGCATCGGAGACGAAAAACTCTGTGCCGTTGAGTGCGCGACAGATGTCGCTCGTTCGGTTGTCGATGACCGCGACGAGCCGGAATACCCGGACACCGCGTGCCTGGATGGCTGTCAGGAAGCCGTAATTGTAGCTGCGCTGGGCCGCCACGTTGGCCATGATCGCCATGTAAGCTGTAACATAGGATGGATTGGCTAGAAGTTCAAGCACCTTTCTTGTATCTGTTACCTTCTGGACAATTTTTTCGTCGAACACTACCTCAAGCTCCTTGCGGACCTTCGGGGCGACAAAGCGGTAAAAGAACTCACGGAGGTAGAACCCCAGGCTCTCCCAAAGGCCGTCCTGAACCATGAGGCGGCTATGTGACGCGACGTAGCTGCTATCAAGGTTCTGCCCCTTGCTCCCCTTGTCGAAGCCTGCCTTCATGATCTCAGCTATCCGGGCCTTGGTCTCCTTCTTCACGTCCTGGTCTAAGACCCTCATGCCATCAATGGCAGCATCCAATTCGTTGATTGCGCGCGTGACATCTGGACGACTGTAGTTCATCTCGAAGCGAAACTTCGCCAAGGAGGTCTGCATCCGGTCCCAGTAGTCTTGCAGGAAGATGGCAGTTAGTTCGGCCTCGTAGCCCCGGAGCCACGGTGAACCGTGCTCATCCCGGGTGTTGGCAGCTTCCTCAATCTCCCCCTCATCCGGGACTTCCCCACCCTTCTGACGGATCAGGGTATCGAGACGCGCCAGCATGCCGATGCAATCAAGTTCGGTCAGAAGAGCATCAAAAGAGTGCTGGTCCCCCCACGGCTGTAGGAGGGCCAACGTCTCAAGACTGAGGAGGGCGGTTTCCACTGTCGTGCCCCTTTGCATCACGGCCCTGGCGGTCCATCTTGGATGCTATTGCCCGAAACTCACGGATGGTTCGCCGCATCGCGTGAAGGGCGTCGAGAGTGGTGTCCTCCTTCGGTGAGGACGGTCGGGGTTGCTGCTTGGCATCAGCCGGCGTGCCACCGCCCGCATCGGGCTGGGCAAGCTCGGGGTCGTTCACGTCGTCGAAGCCGATCAGCGTGCCATTGGTTGCAAACTCGACAAGCAACTGCATCGGCACGTCGCCCCATGGTTGGTCGATGGTGTCGATGTGCATATCAAAGCTCTCGTTGTAGAGCCTGATTGCAGTGTTGGGGGTCAAGGCGCCAACCTTGTCGAAGACGTTGATGGCATTCACTACGTCATCGGGATCAACCATTCGAGGGGGATTGGAACGGAAGCGCCAAAACTGGGGCTGATAGGTGGTG